GTGGTGGCACCACGGGCAAGTCCTCGCAAACCTAGCGCCAAGCGCGCCGCGGAGCCTCAGGCGATCCGTCCGCTGCCCTTCGTTGGGTTTGCGGATGCCGTGCTTCGCCTTCGGCTGACGACGGCTCAGTTTGTTTACGGACGAGTTGCCTTCGACGGCGTTGACCCGATCGACCTGCCCGAGGAGCTGCGCCCGATCGCTCTCGACCTCTTCGGGGGAGCTGAGCGCATCCCTTCGGCGGTGCGGCGCATTCTCGTCCTTCGGGCGGGTCGGGCCTCCGGGAAAACCCTACTCGCTGCGGCGTACTCGGTCTGGAGGATGGCTTACGCCGACCTCGGCCAGTGCGGCCCGGGCGACAAGCCGACGGCGTTCATTGTCTCGCCCCGCGTCAGCAAGCAGTCGCGCATTGCGTTCCGCGACGCGAAAGAATTCTGCGACCGCGCCGCGGGTGTCCTCGGCTGGACGCTCGTAGCCGCGAGCGCCGACAGTCTGGAGTACACGCGAGGCGACGGGGCGACCGTGGCCTTTGAGTCGGCGGCGAAGTCCAAGGGCGGCGATGCCATCCGAGGCTTCAGCATCATCAGCCTGATCGTCGACGAGAGCGAGTACATCGCGCCGAACGACCCGGGATCGATGGTGTCGGACGGCGAGATTATCGCCGCGGCCATCCCCCGGCTGATCAAGGGATCGTCGGCCATCCTCATCTCGACGCCCTGGCCTGCGGAGTCGACCACGTCGGTGCTGTTTGACAAGAACTTTGGAGCACCGTCGACGGCGCTCGTCGCGCGGGCGCCGACGGTGACGATGCGCGACAACGACCCGGATGTCGTGGCGATGGTCGCGGCGGAGCGAGAGCGCGACCCATCAAACGCCCTGCGCGAGTTTGACTGCATCCTCTCGGATGTCGCGGGGATGTTCTTCGAGACGAACACCATCGATCGCGCCGTTCTCGCAGGCGCCACGTTCGTGCCGACCGGGCGCCATGCGAGCGCGGGGATGGATCTAGCGTTCCGTCACGACTCTTCGGGACTCATCGTGGTCGAGCGATCACTCGGCATCGTCGCTGTCACGCGCGTGGAACTCGAGCGACCTTCGCCAGGCAGCCCGCTCGTGCCGTCGGTCGTCATCACCTTCTTCGCCAAGCGCGCCCGGGAAGTCGGCGCGAGCACCTGCGCGACCGACCAGCACTACATCGAAACGGCGATCGAGCACGGGAGCAAAGCCGGCATGACCGTGCTCCCCGCGCTCGCGTCGGGCGAGCAACGCGACAAGGCGTTTCTCTACCTGCGCGACCTACTTCGCGAGGGGCGCCTCGCGCTCCCGAACGACTCGCGGCTCATTCACCAGCTCCGCTCTGTCAGCGCCCGACCCAAGCCCGGAGGTGGGCTCGGCATCTTGCTACCGCGCACCATCGGCAACGGCCACGCGGACCTTGTTTCCGCGCTCATCCAGGCCGTGTGGCTAGACCGCCGCTTCGGTTTGATCACTACCCCTCACGACAACGTGACCCCGCTCCGAGCACGGCAGGGGATGCGCCCCGACGCGCTCTTTGCGACCGGCTCTGTCTTCTCGAGGTTCTGACCCATGGCTCATCTCCTGCTGCGCTGCGAACTGTTCGAGGGATCAACGATGCTGCGCAACGTCGCAGACATCGAGCACTCCACGCTTTGCAACGCATTCTCCCTCGACCCTTGCTCGCACTGGTTCGATCTGCCGCGCTCCGCGCAGGACATGCGCCAGGGCGCGGCGGGCCGCCACATCAACGGGCTTGTCTTCCGCGGGCCGAAGGGTACCGCGCCGGTTGGGAAGCTCACCGTGGCCCGCGACGGGGAACGGTTCGCTGACTCCGACGGCAGCGATCCGCGCGAGTTCTTCAACCTTTCCCGGAGCTGAAGATGTTGGACATCTACGCCGCGAAGAAGCCCCCGCCTCCCAAACCATCGAAGCCCAAGTCTGCGGGTCTCGAGGAGAAGTGGAAGCCCGGGCAGAAACCAACCTGGGGTCCCGAAGGGCCCTCGTTCCCCATCAAAAAGAAGAAGCCATGACGCAAGAGCTGCAGCCGATCCGCACTCAGATCAACGACAACTCCGTGCGTCGCAAGCGCTTCGGTCTGATGCAGGCCCGCATCGACACCACGCACGTGTGGACCTGGAAAGAGAAGGGCAAGATGCGCCCGTTTCTGAAGCAGGTTCAGATCTCAAACATCATCGATGCTGTGGACGATTCGGGGGAGAAAACCCTGACGATGCTCTACTGCCTGAAGTGCCAGGCACTCGCCGAGACGATCGAGCAGCTGACCAAAGAGCACGATGTCAAGGAGATGACGCAGCTAGAGCAGCAGCACGTCTACCTCTACATCTCGAGCAAGAACGGCCCTGACGGCCAGCCCGAGGCGTTTTACTCGACCGAGGCATTAGCGACCGATGGCCTTTTCGCCTTCGATCGACCCGTTCTCTGACCACCCGCTTTCGGGCCCCGGCATGATCCGAAGCACGGGCCCGGCGGGCGGAGTTCCGTCGATCGTCGACCAGTTCGGAAAGGTCGTCCCCGTCCTAAACGACCCGGCGTTTCAACCCCCGGTCGACCCGCTAACGAACCTGGTAGGCCGAGCCGATGTCATTCAGCGCGACATCCCGAACGTCGTCGTTCAGACAGGCTGGGATGTCGGCGGAGTGCGCGCAGCCATCGGCGAACTCGTCGTCGGACTCTTCGACACACCTGGCCAGCTCGTCGACAGCATCTGCGCCGACTCGCGAGTCAAGGCGGCCATGGCCAGCCTTCACGGCTCGCTCTTCGGCCGCCCTATCACCTTCGATGTCCCCAAGCGTCTGAAGGGCTCCAGCGCCGCGCAGGAGGCCCTCGATGACTGGTGCGAGTGCTGGCCCAGGATGGCCACCGAAGCGGCCATGGCGGAGCTGGACCTGTGGAGCGAGATGCTTGGGTTCGGACTGGCGCCGATGGTGTGGGACACGTCGGGCGACCTCTCGATTCCGATTCTGAAACCCTGGCATCCGCGCTTCGTCTACTACCACTGGACCTATCGATGCTTCGTCGCGCTCACGCTCGACGGGCAGGTCCCGATAGCCACCGGCGATGGCACGTGGCTCATGCACGCGCCGCACGGGGAACAGCGCGGCTGGATGCGGGGCAGCATGTGGGGCGTCGCTCCCTGGTGGCTCGCGCGCAACTACGGGCTGCGAGACTGGGCCCGATGGAGCGAGCGGCACGGGTTCCCGATGCTGCTGGCGAAAACCCCGGCCGCTGGCGACCCGAATCAGATCGCCCTGTTTCAGGCATCGCTCGCGGGGCTCGGGCAGGAGTCGGTGATCCAGATCCCCCAGGGCGTCGATGCTCAGTACTCCTACGGGTTGGAGTACCTCGAGCCGAGCGATCCAGCGTGGCAGGGATTCCAGCAACTCATCGACGCCTGCGGGATGGAAATCACGCTCGCGCTCATGAGCCAGAACCTCACCACCGAGGTGAAGGAAGGCAGCTTCGCGGCCGCCCGCGTCCACGGCGACGTGAAGCAGGTTCGCGTGGAGTCGAAAGCGCGCGGATGGGAGCAGACGATCCAGCGGCAGCTCGCGCGCCCGTTCTGCCTGATGAATCACGGGGACCCCGACCTTGCGCCCGTCGCGACGTGGGACGTGAGCCCCGAAGAGGACAAGCGCGAGAAGAGCCTGACGATGATGTCGTTTGCGCAATCGCTGAACTACCTCCGCGTCGCGGGCGTGAAGCTCGTCGACCCGGCGCAGCTCGCCAAGCAGGTCGGGATCGATCTCGGCGAGTACGAGCACGTTGACCCGCTGCAAGTCGAGGCGAAGGTCGCTCAGGCCGGCAAGAACGTGAGCGAGGACGACGTGGGAACGCCCGCGTCGGATGACGACCCGGCGCCTGACGTTCCCCGCGTCGTGAAGCCAGGCAAGCAGAAGCCCAGCAAACCGAAGCCCTCCGGGCAGAAGGACGACGATGCCGACGCCGCGTAACGCCGATCGAGCGCCCGCCCGCGCGCTCTTCCGCACCCACGCCGAACAGGGCGAACTGCTCGCGCTCTCGCCCGAAGCAATCGGCGTCACGTTCGCGTTCGGAGCCGACGAGCCTGAGACGAACGTGACGGAGGACGGGGTCGGGATCGTCTCGATTCAGGGCCCGTTGCAGCACCACACCAGCTGGATGTGGGACTCCTACGATGCGATTCTCTCGCGCGTCGAGACAGCACTCTGTGACGACTCCGTCAAGGCGCTTGTCCTTCGCTTCGACTCGCCCGGCGGAGAAGCCGCCGGCATGACCGAGGCGCACAAGAAGATCCGCCGCCTGCGCAAGCAGTATGGAAAGCCCATCTTCGGGTACTCCGACGAGTACGCGTGCAGCGCCGCCTACGGGCTCATCTCCGCGTGTGACGAGGTCTGGCTCCCCGATACCGGGGGCGTCGGAAGCGTCGGCGTCATCGCCACGCTGCTGGACGCGACCAAGAAAAACAAGCGCGAAGGCATCAGGGTAGAGCTCGTCACGACCGGGGCTCGCAAGACGGACTCCCACCCAGACCGCGTACTCACGGATGAGATCGTAGCCGTCATCCAGTCGCGGGTGAACGCCCTGCGAGACGTGTTCTTCGGGCTCGTTTCCGAAGCCCGAGGCATCTCCGTTGAAGCCATCGACGCCCTGCAAGCTGGCGTTTTCATTGGCCCGCAGGCGGTTGAGGCCGGCCTGGCCGATGGCGTAGCACCTTTCGATCAGTTCTTGACACTCGTGACGAACTCGGCGATTACTGTGAACAACGGTTCACGTGAACCACTGGTTACAGTCGCCCCGGCCGTGGCTGCCACCTCGAAGGAAAACTCTATGAGCGCGAAGCTTCTCACCTTGACTCAGCGGCGCGACCGCGCTGCAGCCGCGTTCGGTGCGGCATCCTCCGAGGCGGACAAGAAGGTCCTCCTCTCCAAACTTGAGAGGGCCTCGCTGGCGCTCTCCAACGCCAAGGACCAGTCGAAGCCTAAGTCCAAGCTCTCCCCGAAAGCGAAGGCCAAACTCTCCCCGAAGGCTTCTGCCAAGTCTCCGATCCGCGCCGCTGCTGACAGCGAAGAGGAGGAGGACGAAGAGGAGGACGAAGAGGAGGAGGAGGAGACTTCCGCCGCCGACGGCGACCCACCCGACGACGACGACTCCGACCCGGACGACGACTCCGACGACGAGGACGACGAGGACGAAGACGAGGACGAAGAGGAGGAGGAGGAGGACGAAGAGGAGGAGGAGGAGGAGGACGAAGAGGAGGCCAAGGCCCAGGCAAAGGACTTCCTGACGGGGAAGCTCGGCCGTCGCTACGCCCCCTCGAGGCTTCTCGCCCTGGTCAAGCACGCCACGGGCGCGAAGAGCGTGCAGGCTGCATTCGGCGCTGTCGCGGCGCTGAAGACCGAGAAAGCCAGCGTGCGGAAGATGAGCGCGCGGCTTGCGAAGCTCGAAGCCTCGGCGCGCGCTGAGAAGGTCGAGACGATGCTGACGACCGCCAAGCGGGACGGGAAGATTACCCGAGCGCAGTCCGTCGACCGCGGGGGCAAGAGCCTCCACGCGAAGGGCATGAAAGATCACAAGTTCCTCTCGGGGTTCCTGGGTGGACTTCCGAAGCGCATTCGCACCGAGGAGGACGGCTCGTTCGTTCCCCGTGCGGATTCCAAGGGGGCCCCGATCGGCGCTCCCTCCGGAAGCGACCAAGAGAAGATTCTCGCCGCGGCTGGCGTGGGTCTCTCGGGCGCGGAACTCGCCGCCTTCCACGCGAAAATGACTGAGGCGATGGCCAAGGTCGCCCCCGCCAAGAGCTTCTGAGGAGACGACGATGACCGCAGCCATAATCGACATCAAGAATACCAGGCTAGGCACCGACGACTCGTACGAGCCCCTGCTGCTCGCGCTGCCCGTCGAGGCCAACACGATGATCTTCGGCGGTACCATGGTGGCGCAGGACGCCGCCGGGTTCGCTGTTCCCGCCTCGAGCAACGCGGCGTTCAAGATTCTCGGACGCTGCCAGCGGCAGATCAACAACCTCACGCTCAATATCCCCTACGGCGCGCAGGGCGCTCAGACGGTGCAGATCGAGCAGGGGTGTTTTGACTACGCGAACAGCGTCGGTGCTGACCTCATCTCGCAGGCCAACTATCTGACCTACTGCTACGCGGTAGATGACAACACCGTCTCTCTGACGGACGGCGGCGGCACTCGGCCGGTCGCCGGGGTGATCTTGAACGTGGCCTCGAACGGCCGCGTGTATGTGCTCTTGAGCGGATCGAGCCCCTACGCGGTCAACCCGGAGATCCAGCTCATCGCCTCGCAGTACATCGCGCGCAACGTCGGCCCCGGGGCCAACGTGGCCGTGCTCGCCTCGTACACGGTGGCCGGCAACGACGGCGTCACCAACGTGCAGGGCGACGTGGTGTTCCTCTATGCGCAGACCACGAAGAGCCAGAACGGCCCGTACGTGGTCGGCGTGGTCGCCGTGGGCCTTGCGCCCCTGACGCGGCCCGACTGGTACGTAACCGGCTCGGCGTTCGCATCGGGGCAGCTCTTCAAGCTCGGTGGCGAAGGCACTGTCTTCAAGGCGTGCGAGTTCAAGATCACGAACGCCGCTGGCGTCGTGGATACCGCAGACCCCGGCGTGTACCCCGGTCGCATCACGCAGCAGGTCTCGCTCGGCGCGGGCGCCCCCACGGGCACCGTGACCATCTCGAACGTGCCCATCCTGAGTGCGACGAAGACGCAGGTTGTGTCGGCTCGCATCACGCCGTTCACCCCTTCGCTGACGGTATCCTACAACCCGTCGCCGATGACCCAGGGCGCCATCGGCACTGGCTCGGTCGTGTTTCAGGCCCAGCTGGCGGCAGGCACCATCAACACCGCGGACGGTTCGCTCATGAACGTCACGGTCATCAACTTCTGAGCGCGTGTAGGCACAAGGACATACGATCATGTTGATCACCCCGACGAACCTGAATCTCTTCTTCACCGCCCTCGAGAACCGCTTCTGGATGGCGTACGGGGTGGCCGACGTTTGGAACCCCAAGATCGCGCAGACCCTGCCGGTAGGCTCAGAGCTATGGACCTCCGGCTGGATCGGAATGGTCGATCAGTATCGGCTATGGGACGGCCCCCGCGTTGTTCGCGAGCCTGCGCCCCAGACGTACACCGTCGTCATCCAGCCCTTCGAGCTGACCGAGTCGATCGACCAGTTCAAGCTGCAGGACGACACGTACGGCATCTACAACGCGACCATCCCCTTCATGGGCCTGCAGGCCAAGAAGCTGCCGGACTACCAGATCCGGGACCTCTTGCAGAATGTCAAGGCCCAGACCGGTGTCCGCCAGCTCGGCACCGACGGCCTTACGCACTTCAACACCGCGCATCCGATCGACTTTTACGACGCCTCCAAGGGCACGTACTGCAACGACTTCCGCGGCGCCGCAGGCTTCGTGGTGAACACCGTCAACGTCGGTGGCGCGTTCACGACCACGGGATTCAACACCCTCTGGCAGGAGTTCGCCTCTCGCAAGTCGGAGTCGGGCGAGGCCCTTGGCATCACGCCGAACCTCGTCATGGGCCCCATGCAGCTGAAGGGCGCGATGATGACGGTTCTTCAGAGCCAGTTCTTCGGACCCCCGCAGCTCAACGGGCTCGGCACGGGTGCCGTGGGCACGCCCAACGCGCCCTTCGTCGGCGCGTTGGATAACCCCCTGAAGGGGTGGACCGATCTGCTTCACAACGCCGATCTGAACGGCCAGCCGAACACCTGGTACATGATGTGTACCAACGGGCCGATGATGCCCTTCAACTGGCTTCAGCGCGAGGCCCCCGACTTCGTGCCGCGCATCCAGCCCGGCGATCCCGTTGTGTTCGAGCAGCACAAGATTCTGTACGGCTCGCGCGCTCGGGGGGCTCCCGCGTGGGGCCTTCCCTTCCTGTCGGCGATCAGCAACGGCGGCGTGGCCTGATTCGAGCCCCCCATGGCGTACGCATCGAGCACGGACCTGACGACGTTTGGGCTGCCTTTGACCGCGCTCGGGCAGCTCACGGCGGCCCAGATTGCTGGCGCGCTCGATGTGGCAAGCCAGACGGTCGACTCGTATCTACGCGGCAGGTACGCCCTGCCGCTGCTTGCCTGGGGATCTGAGATCACCGAGGCGACGGCCAAGATCGCCGCCTACAACCTGCTGACCATTCGCGGGTACAACCCCGCGGCTGGCGCAGACATCAACATCAAGCTGCGGTTTGATGACGCTATCACGTGGCTGAACAAGGTGCAGCGCCAGGCCGCGCACCCCAACGTCACGCCGCAGAACACGCAGGCGACCTACTACGGGCAGCCGAAGGTTACCTCGCAGAGCGTCACGCAGGTTTTCACCGGCGCTACCGCCGCGAATCGAGGCTGGTGATATGAGCGCATCTCGTTACGTGCTGATCAACGGCGGGGCCGTGCTCAATACCGATGCGGTGCCGAACGTCACGCCGCCGGCGCCGAACCGAATATTTACGTTTCAGACGCCTGCGCCCGGGACGTTCAACTCGGCCACCAATGACTTCGTATGGCTCGCGGCGATCAACGGCCCGCCGACGATTCGATACTGGATTCTGGCAGCCTCGCGCTGGCTGGAGTTCACCATGCAGTTTGGGGCGACTCCGCTCGTGATGACATCGGCCGACCTCGGCTACGTCGCGACGTACGTTCCCATGAACGCTCCCTCGTTTATTCAGGTCGTGTCTCCCAACGGCTGCACGCAAATCACCGCGGGCACGGTGCTGGGTTGACATGGGCATGACGGGCGACTTCAGCGGGTTGGCGAAAGCGGCGGCCGACTTTCAGGCGCTGCCTAATAAGGTCGCCAAGATCGCAGCTGCTGCGGCGCCGAAGATCGCGAAGCTCCTTGCCAAGGAGTTCGTGGCAGGCACCGACCCTGACGGCGGTGCGTGGGCCGCGTTGGCTATATCTACGCGGGCCCGGGGGCGATCGGCTCCTCCGCTGACGGACTCCGGCGCCATGCGCGGCAGTGTAGAGGTTGTCGGCCGTGGTCTGGAGATCTACGCCACGGTCGAATCGCCCGCTGAGTTTCACCAGGGCGGCACGGGTTCGATGCCTGCTCGCCCCATCCTCCCGGACGACAGCTTGCCCGCGACATGGGACACGGCGATCACCGCCGTGGCCAAGCGGATCTTGCCGAAGGGGGCGCTCTGATGTCGGGCATCTCCGCCCTCGTCACCCTGCTTTCGATCGATGTGTGCGCATCGTTGGTCGCCGCCGGCTACGCCGCGGCCCCCAGCGTAGCCGTGGCGGGCGCCAGCAACGCCGCGCCGGTGGTGCTGACCACGGCCGCGCCGCACGGCTTTACGGGCCCGGTACACGCCAGCATCGCTGGCATCGTCGGCACCACGTCGGCCAACGGAACCTTCCTTGCCATCCCGACCACGCTATCGGCCCTGGCGCTCTACAGCGTCTCGGCCACGGGCGTGCAGGCGCCGGTCGCGGGCAACGCGTCGTACATCAGCGGCGGCACCGTGACGCTCGCTCTCACCGACGGGCGGATCTTGCTCGGGCGAGAGCATGTGATGGAACAGTCTTCCGCGCCACGCATCGTGTTCATTCCGATGGCCTCGAAGTTCGGCGTTCGCACCGTGTACTCCAGGGCGAATGTCGCGGGGCAGCCATCGGCGGAGATTCTTTCGCAGTGGCAGCAGCGGTCGATAGCGACGGACTTCAAGACGTTTGAGATTCACTGCTGGGGCATCAACCCTGCGCCGGAATCCGAGACGGCCGACTTCGACTCCACCGAGGTTCTGTACGACCAAGTGATTGCGTCGACACACAAGCTCACGGTGGGCTCGTATGCGCTCGGCGCGGGCAAGTGGACCGACTCGCAGGTGAGCGCATCGCAGCTGTACCGCTCTGGCCGCGAGTTCGTGTTTTCGATTGAGATAGGAACTCCCGTGCTCGACATCCTCCTCCCGTACGCCCCGAACGGCACGGGACCCGGACCAATGACCGTCAAACTTCAACCCGCCGACGGGTCTCCGCCCGAAGTCGGGTTTCAGGGGTAAGCCATGCCAACAGGTGACATTCAGATCACGATTGCCGATGGCGGCTCCAACATCGTCGTTCCGGCGCAGAACGTCCAGGCGATCATCGGATGCTCCTCGATCGGGACCGTCGCAACCCCGCTCGCGACACGCAGCATCCCTACGCTGCTGAGCACGTTCGGCGCGGGGCCGCTGGTCGAAGCCGCGGCGCTCGTGATTCGCGCGGGTGGCACGGTCATCGCGACCAAGGCATCCAGCACCACGACAGGCTCGGCCAGCGCAGTCATCGCTGGGTCGTCTAACACCAGCACGTCGATCATCACGGTCACCGGCACCCCGGTGGACACGTACTACGTCGTGGTCAAGGTGGTGTCCCTCGTCACCGCTACCATCCTGGCGGGCGGCGCACAGATCCAGATATCGCTCGACGGAGGCCGCCAGTTCTCGCCTTCTATCGCGCTTCCCGCCGCGACGCCTAGTTACACCATCCCCGGGCCTGGTACGATCGCCTCGTCGGGCGTCGTCCTGAGCTTCGCCGCTGGCACCCTGGCTCCGGGCGACACCTTTTCTTTCGGCACAATCGAGCCGCTGTGGAACGCCGCGGGCGTCGTCGCCTGCCTTACCGCCCTGCTCGGCAGTCCCTACGCCCAGGCGGGATGGGGCTCTTCGCAACTGGTCGGCAAGTGCGCCGGGACCGACGTCACGACCATCCAGGGAGCGCTCGACGCCAGCGCCACATCCTACCTGTTCCTTCGGCTCATCGCCCACACGCGCGACGCGTCTCCCGCCGTCAAGTGGGGCGGCACGGCCGAGACTGAGGCCACCTGGCTGGGAAGCTCCGGCGCCGGCATTGCGCTCGATTACAGCGTGGTGAACGCGAAGCGCTCGTGCGTGAACGCGGGACACTACAACATGCCGACGGCGCTTCCGATCTTGGGAACCGCCTTCCGCTACCGCCGCCCGCTCAGCTTCGCGCTCGGCGCTCGTGCCGTGCAGATCCCCCCCCAGCGCCACGCAGGGCGTGTTCGGGACGGCTCGCTCGGCAACGTGGCGATCGACCCCGTGAACGACCCGAGCGACGGGTTTGTCTACCACGACGAGCGCATTACCCCCGCGCTTGACGCGGCGCGGTTCAGTACGGCCCGTACGCGCATCGGCGTCCCCGGTCTCTTCATCACGAACCCGAACCTCATGAGCAACCCCGGCTCTGACTTCTCGATTCTGCCGCTCGGCAACGTCATCGATGTCGCCTGCTCGATCGTGCATCAGGTCGGGCAGAACGTCATCAACTCCGACGTGCGGGCGAACCTCAACGGCACGCTCTATGAGAACGACGCGCGAGGCATAGAGACCTCGCTCTCGAGCGCGCTGGCGAGCGGCATGACGGCGCAGCAGATGATCAGCGCCGCTGTCGTTGTGGTCGACCGCACCACCAACGTGCTTACGACCAAGGCGGTCAACGTCACGGTGACTGTCACTAGCCGCGGGTACATCCTGCAAGAGAACGTAACGATCGGGTTCGCGAACACGAACGCCGCGTGAGGAACCCATGCCGACTCCTATCCAGTACCCGCTGATCAACGGTGTCCGCCACGGCTACTCGTCGATCGAGATCAAGATCAACAACCAGATCTACACCGCTTTCAAAAGCATCAACTACAGCCGCAAGCGTTCGCGCACCATGCTCCGCGGCAACTCGCCAGACCCGCTCGGGAAAACCCGCGGCACGAACGAGTACTCGTCCGATTGCGAGATGGCGCTGGCGGAGTTCAACTTGATGCTGTCCCTCCTCGGGCCGGGCTACGGGGACGTAATCTTCCAGGTCACCGCGACCTACACCGAGTCGGGCTTCGACACGATCAGCGACGTGCTCATCGGATGCACGGTCGACTCGACCGACGTTTCTCAGAGCGAGGGCACCGACCCGCTCTACCGCAAGTTTGACCTGCTCCCGCTCAAGATTCTGTTCAACGGCGTGGATGATCTACAGACGCCGCTTACCGGGGTGCAGACCTGACCGAGTTACCTACCCAGGGCCCGAGCCGTGGTCGCGCGGCTCGAGGCAGAGCGAGGCCGTCATGCCGAACTCTCCTCCCCTCAACGCAGCACGGAGGAGCCATGCTCACGCCCGAAGCGATCGAAGACATCAGGACAGCGGCCGGTGTGGCCGAAGTCGTTCACGTTCGGGGCAAGCTCGACGCGAAAGAAGAGCCTCGGTGGGAGGTCGTCATGCGCAAGCCCAAGCGCGTGGAGTGGAAGCACTACCGCGCGATGGCGCATGACCCCGCCCGCGCATCCGACGCCAATGAGGTGCTGTTCCGCAAGTGCTGCATTCACCCGCCGTCGGCGGGCATTGATGCGTTGCTCGACAACTACCCCGCGATCCCCGAGTCCGTGGCGGGACACAAGGACTGGGAAATCGCGTGCGGCGCAGGAGCGGAGAGCTCGGAAAAATGATCGAGTCCCTCCGTGCAGACCAGCGGCGGGACCTGGGTTCGTTTGGCGATGGTCTGGCGGACCTCTTCGCAGGGCGTCCCACGCTCGGTGCGGAGGCATCAGCTCGCAGCCTGGCGGAGGCGATTCTGCTGCACCGCAAGTGGATCCACGACCAGTACGAGAAGGACTGATCCTGTGATTGAGTTCGTGGTCAGCATGGTCGACAAGGTCACCGGCCCCGCCAAGATGGCGGGATCGTCGATGCTGTCGGTCGCGACGCAGGCGAAAACTCTTCAGGCCGCGCTTGCCGGCGCCGAGAAGTCGCAACTCAAGGCGGCGGCGCTCGGCAACGTGCGCGGGTTTCAGAAGTCCTCAAAAGACATCGACATGCTGAAGGCTGCCATCGGGCAGGTGCCTAAAGCTACAGACGGAATGGATTCCGGTCTCAGTGGGCTTCTTGGCAAGCTCACCGGCCTCGGCGAGATGGGGCCCGCTGCCTTCGCCGAGATCGGACTGGCCGCCTACGCCGCCATCGGCGCCGTCGTCGTCGCCGGGGCATCGCTGGCGTTGCAAGCCACCGCGACGCGCGCCGCGCTCGAGAACTCCCTGGG